TGTTGCAACAGTTGTTGCGTCAAGTGTTGCACCAGATACAAGAGCAGCGTGAACTGCTGTGTCTGTTGCCTTAGCATATGCCGCGGCCATGTTGCGGACAAGCTCATCGAAGAATGCAGGGGAAGTGCGGTCTAGCAATTCGACAGAGAATGTCTGTTGTCCGGCGTACTTCTTTACATCTACTGATAAGAATGATGAGTTCTGATCTGTGTCTGAAAACGCTGCGTTTTCTGCCGCTACTGCAACAGTTGGCATCGCTGTGATTTTAGGAATTTCAAAAGTCATACCTGCATCTGGAAGAACTCCGCGTGAGATCGCTTCGATCGATGGGCGAATTGTTGTTCCAAGTGGGTTGATGATTTCTGATAGTTGACGTGTTGGCACGAGACCAGCGTTGTCTGATGTATCGTCCGCTGCGCGAAGGTATTGACGAGCGTTCTCGTCACCTAGAGCTGCGCGGATAGTGTTTTCTGCGTATTTAGCCGCAGTTACTTCAATGCGTGGCTTTGAATAAGCCATTGCTGTTACAGCAGGGCGAGCAGCTTCAACTGCGGCAGCCTCAACTGTAGGTGTTGCTTCGACTGCTGGAGTGGTTTCTTCCACGGTGGCTGTCTCGCTTTCTGTTGGTTGGTTGGTTTCAACGGTTTCATCTTCTGAAGCCGCTATATCGGTTACTGCCGCAGACTTGAATGCCGCTGCTTGTACCAAACTTACTTCGAGCAGGTCTGCGCTCGATACATACAACACGCCGTTCTTAGGCTTTGCTGCATTGACCATAACTCCGACTGAAAGACCTGTGCGGAGTTCTTCGCTGGCTTCGATTAGAGCATCTGTGCCGCGGGATGATTTTGAGACTTTGAAAGATGCAAATATGCCGTCTTCTGTTTCATTGAAAAATTGAGCGCGGCCAATAGGCTGCTTAGGGTCATGTTCCAATAGGAGTTTGACTTTGCTAGTGTCGGCGATGTTTATTGCGCCACGCTCAAAGACAACTGCGCCGGCGGATGTATTTCCAACTTCGCCGCCAAATGGCACGATCTTGCCAGAGATAGTGCGAGTTGCGCTATCTGCTACAAGTTCTGCCGAAAATGTAAGGATCTGGGTCATTGCATTGCTCCGCTTCCGTTAGGAGTTAAGTCAGTCATTTCCATGGCCTGATCTTGGGTAATTAATTGAAGGTCAAGCAGTTCACGAATAATTTGAAGTTCAACCAATGGGTCTGTGCGTAGGAAGTTGCTATCGATATCAAACTTCACTTCGTTGCCACGCGCTGTAATATCGTCCATGGATAAACGATCCTCGATCGCTGAGATATAAGGCTGTAGAGATAGCGTGAGGAATTGTTTGCGCTCATCTGTGACGTTGGCATAAGTCATTGTTGTATTTTGATCTGCTGAAACGTAATATGGCGGGATATTGCAGAGCCGTGCGATTTCCGTCGCTAGGTTCTGGATTTGGTCGTTGTAGCCCATGTCCTTTGGTGAGAATGAGACTGGTGAATACTCTAAAGTAGAAGTTAGATAAGCGGTTGAACGATTATTGCGGGCATTCTTCCAAGCAGCTAGTAATCCCTGAACTTCTGCTGGTGGCAAGTCTGCACCTGAGTTCTTCAAGTAACCAGTAGGCATTGGAGTAGCAGCAGCGATAACAGCAGCCTTTTGAACATCCAAGGCTGCGCGAATTGTAGAAGTGCCGGTATTCAAAATGCCGTCAGTTAGTGACTGGAATGTTATCAACGATCCAAGGCCGTCCATAGGAAGGGTTTTGCCGTCAACTGCATAAGATCGAACAAATACGTTGTCTTTATCAAGAGTTGCAGTTACGCGAGAGTTAGCGATCCACTCAAAGCGAGAAGGACGGCCGTCTTCTGCATAAACTTCAACAACCTGCCAGAAGGCTTGGCCGTAAAATAGAAGTGAGTCAACTGTGTAAGCAATAGTTACGGAGCGAGGCTGGTGATACGAAGGTTGCTCTAACCAGACTGGCTTGCCAAGTTCTTCGCCGGTTGACTTCTTGTAAAGTTCAAGCGGAATTGTGCCGATCGTTCCCGCTAGAAGGTTTCTGCACCTTGCCAATGCGGGTACGCCCATGGCTTCAGTACGGCCAACATAGGCAAACTGGAAAGGCATCGCATAAGGTGAATATTCGCCTAATACTTGTGGTGCTGCTTGCGCTTCGATAGATGCTGCGCGTGTTGCACCTGTAAGGCGCGAAAGGATACCCATAGAGGGCAATTATACACTAGATGTAGGTCATTCGACGTATATTGCCGCTACCTGTTGTGGTTTCATTAACATCGAGACAACCATTGCCAAAGCGATCGGTGCAGATACGTCACCAGCCGATTTTCTTTTAACGATGCGCCAAGCAGAGTCGTTAACCTTGGCTGCGCAGTTATTCATCTGCTGTAACAGGTTCGCTTGTCCATTATGAACGACTTTGTGTGTTACCAATCCGTTGAGCAAGTCCCCGCAAGCCTGATAAAACTGCTGCCCAGAGATATCTTGAACCATACAACCTGCGTTGGCTAACTTATCGGCTATTGACTGAGTTGTGTATTTGTCGTAACAGATTTGACGCGGACGGTATTGATCAGCCCATGCTTTGATTTCAGCTGCAATTTTTAGGTCATCAACCGAGACTGCTGACTCCCAAGTCTGCAAGATGCCTACGCCTATCTTGCCGTCTGGCAATATCTGGCCTGCAACGAGTGAAGCATTGCGCCTTGAAGGTGAGACATCGAAGCCAAAGACTGTGTAACCGCCCGGCGGGATCTGCAAACTGCTGTCGCTGGTCTCTTCAAGAATGCCATGCGGCCAAGGGCTGCTGAGCGAGTCGATCCATTGGCAAAGCAATTCTGTTCGAGTATTTTCTATTGGTGAAGTAGCAACTGCCTCAGCTAGTGACTCTTTGGTGATCGTGTAGCCAAGCGCAGGGTTGGCAAGCGCCCAAGATTTTAAATCGTCGATCTTGCAATACTGTGGCGCTGAGTATTCATAGAAGCCAAAAGATTTTGGCGGATTATCTAAGGCTCGCTCACGCAATTCATTAAGAACGGTGCTAAAAGCATCGCCAGCGTTAGAAGTTAGAAACGTGTGCGCATTAGGTCTAGCGCGAGTCACCGGCATCGCTGCTCGATAGCCTTCTTCAGACCATTCACGGACTTCATCGAGAAAGAGTGCATCGGCAGTACGACCACGCGATCCGTCGCGAGTAGCTGCTACGACGTCGAGTCTGCGGCCGTCCTTCATCTCGATAGACTCAGTACCGTTTGCATAGCGGATAGCCTTGACTAGCGCCATTAGGTTTTCGTTTTGCTCAAAGACTGTCGCTACTTGGCGGAAGGTATCCAAAGCCATCGATCGGTTAGATGAAGCAATGATTATGTTCTTCGACTCCCACTTTAGAAGATGAGCCAAGATGACCATGCGGGTTAGGTGAGTCTTTCCGTTCTGCCGGGCAACCAGTAGCAGGTTTGTCTTGCGGATCCACATGCCCTTCTTGTCCACGCGCAGCATGTCGCGTAATACGAACTCCTGCCAAGGCAATAGCGGCATCTTGATGAGGTTGGCTAACTCAATTACATCGTCAACCTTAGAAGTGCCTTTGAGGTAAGGACTGTGAAGCCTTGGCTCAGTTGCCCCTCGCGTGGCTCGGGATCTTTTGGCTGCCATTAGGACTGTTCTGGATCGGGTCGGGTAGTGAACGGACTGTCTTGGTGAACTTTGGACTGTGTCGGAGAGAGGAAGGAAGAAAAGACAGGGGGGGTAGCCTTCCTACCTAAAAAAACGCCCTGATTACGCGATCCTTTACTACTATTGCATGACTGGCAACAAGCAACTGCGTTCTCGAATGAGACAACTAGATCAGGTGCTTTGCTAATTGGAATGATGTGATCGACTGTACTAGCTGGTGCTGAACAATAGAAGCATGACCATTGATCTCTAGCCAACACCTTTAATCTAAAGGCTTTGTAATCCCTAGTTAATCTAGGATCTCCACGTTTAGCCATTACAACCACAACACTTTGCACATAGTTCAGTCTCACCGTCAGCTTGTAGGTGTGTGTCTGTTTCACTCATGCAATTAAAACAGGTAGTCATTGCCAGCCTCTAGTCTTGAGATGATGTAAGGCCTTGCAATAGTCCGGTATCTCATAGTCAAGACCATAGCGTTTAGCAACATAATACCAATAGATATAGAACTGATAGTCATAAGGCTTGCCTTTAACTGATTCAGTACGCATCTGATAATAGCCATAATGCGAACCATTGACCGCATTTATATCAAAGCGGCTTTCAATGTAGATAATCTGGTTATGGCATTTGTATTGTTTATCTGTTAGCTGCTTATTAGCAAGTACTTTTATTGGCACTAATTGAGCCTCTGATGTCTGAGTGCTCAACAGACATAGAGATCCCACTAACACTCCAGCAACCCCCCGCGCTACGCCCTTACGGGCGCGGGTTGAGCCCTCGATGGGCTCTTGCCTAGAGTGTATCGTACGAGTCAAGCATGTGGATAAAGTGGGCGTGTCGTGAGCACGAAGTGAAGGATTACGCATTAATTATCCACAGGTGTTGATAAGTTATTTATCAGTTGAGTAAAACCCAGAACCTTTGAACTGGATGCCAAACGAGCTGTAAATCTTTCGCATAGGTTCATGGCAAAACCCACATTCAACATCGTGTGGTTCATTGATCTTTAACTCCTTTTCGTATCTGAGGTTGGCCTCACATAGATCATTCGTACATTCAAACTCGTAGATAGGCATTACTTCTCGACTCCATGAACTGACTCCAGATGGTTCAACATCATCCGGCTAACTTCTCGTTGACCAAGAAAGCCCCAAGCCGACAATAGTGAATAGCCACAAAAGCAAGTGTGTAAAGCCTCTGGTAGTACATTTCGTTCATCGCCTGCTTTAGGCATTTACTGATCCTCTCGACAGAACTGGCATCTTTCGCCAAGTGCATAAACGCCACAGTCTAAGCATCTAGATATGTCTGCATCTTGCACTACATCCTTACGGTTCTTATATCCAGCAGCTTCGAGTAACTCCACCAGATCGCCAAGGCGAAGCATGGCCACATAGTTTTCAGCCTGTTCACCTTGCCCATTAAGCCGAAAGCAAGCGAACCCCAATAAGCCGCTTTTGGCTGTCCTAGTTTCGATCTGGCGGAGTGTCCCGGAAACGTCGAGTCCAGTACGCGCTTTAACCTCGCAGTCGAACGGAACATTGAGGATGTCGCGCCCATTGCCTCGACCAACTGAAGCGCCTTCCCATGTGCGCCTCAGAAACTCTGCGACTACTCGCTCTGTGCGAAAGCCGCGGTGTTTTCTACTTTGAGACATTTACCGCGTGGCACTTCTTACATGACCAAGTAAGGATCTGGCCTTGAATGTAGAACGCTAACTCCTCGCGTGGAACTGGCTCATTGCACAGGTGGCAGATAATTCGCACTTGTAGCGCATTTAACAGCTCTTGGTGTTTAGCCTTTTCTGCCAATACTTCATCTGGTGGAAAGTTTTCCCATTCACCATCTTGGTTCATAAACTGTAAGCCGCTCATTAACCTCTCGCCTTCTGCTTAACCCATTTACCGTCTTTATTGATTTCCAACCAAATCGGCTCACACTTCTCTAAGAAGCCACCAATAGGGTTTTGGCATGAGAACTGAGCCCAAGGTTGATTATTCTTCTTTGAAACTCCATCGCGAAACTTCATTGCTCCATGCTGGCATGAAGGAATATCATCATCGATCTTTGATCCGCCCATAATATCCTGAACCATAGCAACGGCTTCAGCTGAGTTAGCAGCAGGTTCTACAGATTTAACAGTCCAAGGATCGTCTTCAACCGGCATCGTGATCTTGTCCGCTAATTTCTCTGCGAAAGGCTTTGGTTCCGCCGCTTTGACTTTAGACATCTCTTCGCGGCTTGGGCGTTTGCCCTTTGTAACATAGCCCGCGTTAGCCAAAGCCCTGCCGATCGCAGACGTTTCGCAATTCTCAAGCGCCGACGTAGAATTGACTCCTCGCGTTGAGATGGTTTCTTCTGCATAGCCAGTTGTCCAAGGAGATGCATCCACTTCAGTTCGATAAATAGAAGCTTTAACAATAAATCGCTGAAGCGTTGACTCAACCAAAGTAGTATCAATTCGACCATCTGGGTGTTCCTTCCAGAACTTAACTAGGCGTTCTTCTACTGTCTCGTAATCTTCTAAATTAAACATATAGATCGTTCTCCGATGTGTGTAGTTGCGCCGCAAGGCTGGTATATGCGACTAGATCAACATAGGTATCAGTCTTGCCGGTCTCCATGCTTCTGGCTATTTTGACGAGTGCCAAGCACATCGCAACTTGATAATCTGTAACTGGCATTTCCAAATAACTCGACCACAGGGCTGCTGTTCTTGCCATATTGTCTGACGGATGACCGTAATCCATTCCTCGGTCTTGTATTGTGGCCTTGGCTTCGTTGAGGTAATCACGTGCGTTCATCGACCGACCTGCTCGAACTGGCGGTGCATCTTACGAGCCGCTATGCGACCTTTGATCTTGCCATGCTCGAAGCCTTTGCCATAACCAAAGCCAAAGCCGATCAACGCTCCGAGTACTAGCGATACTGTAATTGCTATGTCTGCGTTCATTTACTGCCCTTCTACTGCGCCCTTCGCAGCTTCTTGGCATAAGTGTTGCATAAATATCAGACGTTCTTGCGGTGATTTG